ACGTCAGCTGCTTACTTTTGGTTTGCAGGTTTAACTGCAGTACTCAGGTTCAATTTCGCGTGAGACAAGTTTAAAACTGCCTGCGACAAGTGTAACGCCTTCTGGGAATCATGAGCACTGGCAGCAACCATGTCCGCCACCTTACCCACTGCCGCATCAATCTTCTCACCGTTGTCTTGGTTCATATTTTACTTCCAGGTTCTAACTCTGAATCGGACTGACTCAATGTCAGTATCTTCTAATTACATCTCGTATTCCATAGCTTGGTGCGCCGGAATTACTAGATTTCTGCTCCTGCAGCTCTCGCCACCTGAAGCTTCCATATTCGGGATTCTGCCCTGTTTCTTCATCATTGTCAACTTTTGCAACTTCTTTATCTTTGGAATAAACAAGCCATACGCCAGCTGAGGAGATCACTCTGTCACCGTGGTTCTTTTCTTTTGCACCCTTGTTTTTTGTTGGTGCGTGAATGATTTTCCCACCGTCCCATTCGTATTCCGAGCACTCCGCAAGCATTTCTGCCGACCTGGGAATAAACTTTCCTTTTTCCATGGCCAATGCGAATTGCTCAAACATGTCGGCCTTGTCCGCGTCTCGACATGGGAACCCGACCTTTCGACTTTTCTTTTGTGAGCCAAGTTGCATTGTCTCTCGAAAATAGACGTTTCCGTAACGGCATACATCCATGACCTCTTGTGCGAATCCACTCGACACTCCCGAGTCTTCCCAGCCTAGAAGAGCATTGCGGAGCCAAAGACATAAACCAACTGCTCTCCTAGCAAACGCTCTTGGTTCAATCCCCTTAATAACGTACTCCATTATTTGCTCATTAGTACGATCGTCGAAGCCTTCTGCAACCGAGTTTGACGAGTAAGCTCCTGTTCCACCGCTTGCTATGTCGCATGCAACTGTAAATGGTCCCAATGGAGGACTGTCGTCGATCCCTGGTCTAAACCAAAGCGACAACGGCCCGTCCTCTCGAGACAGCAATCCTGTCAACTTTAGAGTTTCAGCGTCGAAAATCGGAACTCCTCTCCAAACCGGTGGCTTAGCGTGTTTCATTTTCATTTCATCCAGCAACACTGTCTGGAATACTTTGCCAACTGCGCCCTTCGGATTCCTGTCAAGCTGCGAGGCGATCAACTGAGGCCTAGCTGTTTTCCGTAAGCAACGCATGTCATACCAGGGCGATCGAACAACGCCTTCGTACTTGTAACCTTTTCGTTCCAGGTTCTCTCGCAACAAAGGATTGTTCTTGTGGTACTCAGCAACAGCACTGGCATCCTCAGGCTTCATCGCAACTGGAACATTCTCTTTGACTATGTAAGCGTGCTTCGAATGAACTGGATGATCCTTCCAGTCCAATATTAAATGCCAACCACCTTCCACTGTTCCAGCTTCACACGCTTCATGAAACACTCCTTGATCTATGTAACGCGCTGAGACCAATCGAAGATAGTTCGTAACGTCGTGCAAGCTTTCCATGACCGCGTAATCTTTGCCTGCTGACACGAAGTCCTTAGCCCCAGCTTCGTCCATCGTAAAGACTGTTGCCCGCCCACCAGCTGCAACGTCCTGGCCTGCTGAGTATCCTTTTAGCAGCGATCCATTTTCCTTGTTCTCAAATGTGTGCTGACTTAGGTTTCGTTCGTACTTAGGTTGCATCCAAACAGGAAGCATGTTGATAGCAAACTGAACTTTCCAAAGAACAGTATCAGAGTCAGTCTTACTGTCCACCAAGTCTGCATTACGAGTCACGTATCCAGCTGAAAACATCGTGTCTCTCAGCCATCTTCTGAGATCTACCCAAAGATAACCAAACGTCCCTCCCTGAGCTCGAGCTTTATCTACCAGAACGTCTAAGGTGTTACCTTCTTGGGTATGCTCGAAAGCCTCATCAAGCTTTCGAAACACTTTCTCCTGGTGAACGTAGGGAATAAACGGAACGACTTTGTGCTTGGCTCGCGGATCGTACCCCCAGCAAACAGCTGCCATGAAAAAACAGACGTCTTCCATGCAAGCAGTCCAGAAAGCATTTCTAAAATGCTTGTCGACCAGAGCTCGCTCCCGGCAGCGAATCCTCCATTGAAGATTCTTGATCGGGTCTTTCGGGATTAAGTCATACAGTGACGCCATGTCAGTAACCTATGGACATAAAAATAGGCCGCGTGTCAGGAGTCACGCGACCTAAATTGGAGATTTGCTCGTGAGAGCAGCTGTTAACTTTATCAAAACCGATTTTCATGTCAACGATTATTTCCAAGAGCTAACGCTTCCTTTAGACCCATGGTCACCAACCTTGCACGAAGAGTCGATTCATTGATCTTGTACTTTTCAGCCCATTCCTTAACCGTCATCCGCTTTCCGTCGTGCTCGATCCCGCAACTTCCGCAGCTGGAAGTATGTCCGCTACGCAAGTGATCCAAGCGAACTTCCGTCTTGTTTCCGCACGAGCAAACGCACCAAAACTTCCTTCTTGGAGTCGATGTCGATTCATGAATTACCGTTAATTCACCATACATCTCTCCTTTTGGAACCTTTATTCTTTTCATTTGAATTCACCTCTCCGCCTAGCTTACCACAATAACCCCTACAACGTAAACTAAGACGGATCGAGTTTTTTCTGCCATTTATCTGAGAAAAGCATGATTATTGCCGCATACGTCTTTGCGAACAAGTTTGCCAACAACGAGACAGCTCAGGTCCGAGCTATCCAAAAGTGGATCTCAAGCAACCGCATCAAGCCATCAACAGTCCAGTGGTACTTCGACCGCGAGATCGGCATCGACAACTTCCGACCCGAGTTCGCGCAGCTCCAGCGTGACATCGAGGCCAAGGCTGTCGGTACTGTACTGATCTACAGCCTCAACCGTATCGCCTGTTCGTTCAAGTCCGGACTAGAGGTTCTCGAGGCTTGGTGCAAGAAGGACGTTCGCGTAGTTAGTGTCTATCAGTCGTTTGACATCAAGTCAGACTACGAGAATGTTACTGCGCTGATCAAGGCAATTTCAACATGGAACCTCGAGATTCGCAAGGAGCGACAAGCCATCGGTATGCAAGCTGCCCGGCAAAAAGGTAGACTGCATGGGCGCAGAAAAGGAGCTTTCAAAGCTGGAGTCAACTACAAGAGAGCCGCATTGCTGCGCAGAAGAGGCAGGACAATCAAACAGATCGCTACAGCCCTAGGAGTATCCGCGAGCACTGTATCGCGATACCTGAAACACGCTAAGTCACTCGAACAGCAACGAGACTAACACTGACGTTAAGTCAGCGAGATTAACTGACTACAGTACGAGCGCACCCCAGGCCCAGTAAAGGATGCAGTCTCGCGTGTTGTCGGAAATCAGGGTGATTTTCCCTGATACTGGCTAACAAAGCTTACTCTAAACAGTGATTGGCGGTGGCCTGTGAAACCACTTGCTCGCCTTTTCCTGTAAACGCGTTCACTCTGCACCCAGCCTGCTGCTCCTGTACGACCCTTAAGGTTAGGAATTCGTGACCGCACCACAGATGTGCCACAAAACTCGGTCCCATGCACTTTGGCGGTCTTCTACAGATCGGACAACTTGCTCAAGCGACTGATCGTACAAGCGACAGTTGTCTGCCATTAAACTCATACGAAAAGTGCTCCCCCTCAATTGTGGCACGAGGGGGAGCGATTGTGCGAAAAAGCAAAACAGACCGCACAGATAGCGTCAAGAAACGCTAATTCTCCATTCAACAATCTATTCTTGCTTTTTCTACTTGGTGCCACCCAAGTCGAGTTGCGGGTAATGGAATCGAACCATTTACCTCTGGATTATGAGCCCAGCGAATCGCCATTCTTCTGACCCGCAAGAAAAATACTAATCAACGCTTTTTGCCAACGCAAGACTATTTTCAAAAATTTGGACGTCTTGTAACAGCTAGCATGGTCTTTCTTTTTTTCTCTGACAAGATGTCAGTAACTTCTGAGAACGCTTCCATGCAGCATAGCGTTTCCTAGCGTGCTTTGCCAATCGAGAGCATCTTTGCGATTTGTTCCTAGCTGCACGAAGCTTCCGCTCATCCCATTTTCGCTCAGATGGCGGATTGTAGTCAGCTGGCCAACATCCAGGGTTGTTTCCAAAGTAAACCATGGTTTTCCTAGTCGCACTTAGAAGTGTCTACATTAAACAAAATTTCCATAATTCTGTCTGCAGCCTTGATAGCAAACTCTCTGTCGCCGCCCTCGTCAACAAACGCCATGGCAATGTTGCTATGCCACACCCAAACAAGATCAGAATCTTTTTGCATCTTCTTGGCAATGATGTCTATTTGCGGCATAATGCCTTGATCTGCAGGCTCTGGCTTCGCGTCATAGAGCACCTTGGCAAGCCTCCACGCTTCTAGTGCATCTTCTTCAAAGCTTGTGCCTCGTCTTGGATCACTTACCAGAGACGACATGATCTGTATCGCTGCAAACTCAATAAAATCTGGTTGTTGATTCATAACTATCTCCTGAGTAAAAAACAAACAGAGGGGTGAGCGGGAGTCGAACCCGCAACTTCTTGTGCTTCCCTACAAGCTGACTTTCCTGGATTAAATCGACCACCCCAAACAAATGTGCTAAACCACCCAGCCTTTCCATTGGCTATCGTTTTTGTTTTCCGCCATCTCGCGAACTCTCTTCGGGATGTTTACAGGATCATGAGCCTTCTGCAAATCCTCGTAGGCCTTGATCCTAGCATCATCAAACGAAAAACCAGCTTCGGTTTGCATGATGGCTACTCGTTCCAAGTACAACTCTGTCAAATCATTTTTCATTTGGTATACCCAGATAGATTGATTCGATTATTTAACAGAGGCTAGAGTTGGAGTCGAACCAACACGATCGCTACCATCAGGTCATGACTCCCTACTCTTGCGACACACTATCACCTTGCGGGTGACGCTCTACCTTTGAGCTACCTAGCCATAGTGCCGGTCTTTCCCGGCTGTCCGGTTGCCTTGCCCTCTATGGAGAAAAGGCCTCAACCTGCACTGGATACTCAACTTGTTGGCCGACTCTCGGTGCCCACCGGCCTGTTGAACTTGATGCGACAATGCAGCCAAAAAACGCATCAAGATTTATGTCTTAGCTCACCAAAGCAGATCGTCTTGCCTCGATCGTTTCTTTCCAAAGTGCGTTCAACTGCTGGAGGCACTCGTCTAAAGTTCCTTCCATCATAGGAACCTCAGCATTACACAAGTAGTCATGGATCTCTTCTAACGGACACCATGCTTCATTCCAACTGCATCCGTGGCGAATCTCCTCAGCTGCGATCGACAACTGCTTTCGTTTGCACTCGTCGCAAACATAGTAAGAGTAGAAGTCACCTTCCATCTTACCAGCGTTGTATTCTACCTTGATCCCTACGGGAATTCTCTTGAAGCAACAGTCGCACTGATGCTCCTTTCGCGTCTTTACGATCCTGGAATTGTGGAACTCTGGAACGTAGTCGTAATCAAAGCACATTGCTTTCCTCCACTGTACATCGAGACTCCATAGCCTGCTCCAAGGTTGGATGTCGTTTGTGAAGCATACCATCTCGAGATACGCGGTTGTGAAGCAAGATCTTAACTCCACGCATCCCGTAGTTGTCGACCTCTGCGCGAAGACCAAGGTCGTGTGAAGCGATAACAATCTTTGTCAGCTTGTCATCGTCATACGTCGATAATCCGCCCCAAGGAACAATCTGGTAGAAATGTCCCATGCACTCGCATTTCCTGACGCGATGAACGCCACCGAACACGAACGAGACGAACTCGTTTACTTTATCCGACAAGGGAAGCTCGATCGGATCCATTAGAGCAGGCCCCACAGGTTCGACAAACACCTGGGCTCTTTTGCTGACACCTTGTCAGTGTCTAGTCTTGGGTTCAGCACGGTAGCCATAGGCTCGACCGCAACCGAGAATGTCTTTAAGAAATCGTTCTCATCGTCTGCATCGTAGGTCTCGACCTTTATTACGCAAAACGTTAAACCTCGCCTCCTGGCCTCTTCAATCGCATGCTCACGAACAGCATGGAAGGTCACCGCGTTACCGTAATTCAAAAACGGACCCTCTATCAAGTTTGATTCGTCGTCAGCTTCGATCTCTACCGTTCGGCATCGCTTGTTCATTATCTATCTCCAAGTAAAAGTAAAAAACGCATCGGCCGGGAACTTCCCCCGAAAAAGTGTCGCCACTTCCTGACTACCTGCCGCTCGCGTGAATCGTTAAGTCCCCTAGAGGTAGTTCAGTTGCACTTGGCAATACCGATGCGTACCGATGGCTCTCGGCAGACTCACCACTCATCATGCAGGTGACTCGCGTCACGTTCTTCAACGTGAGTAGCATCTGTTGGAGTCGAACCAACGTTTCGGAGATATAAGCTCCAATGCCTTACCACAGGAGATGCTAAGTGCCAGGGTTGTCGAGTTGTACCTGGCTCCCTTCGCTAGAAGGACAATCACTGCGACGTCAGTAACCAACGGGCTGATTAACGTGGAGCCGAACCACGTATTGCACACCAAGGATGAAAAATGTTAACGACTTGGTCACAATATGCACTGGATCTGTCACCACTATCCAAATGACTACGGCTCTCGGTGCCCACCGCTCTCAGAAATAATACCAACACTGCCCCGCAGACGCAAGACAAAAATGGTAACGTTACCACCTGTGGGCTTAGCCTTCTTGGTGAACAATCATTTCAGGTTGAACAATAATTCCGCAATCGCCGCCACGATGGTTGATTTGGTGAATCGTAGCGGTTGGATACTCCGCCAAGACCAGTTCATTGACCTTGGCAGAATCTGTAGCCGCGACCATCACATGAACGTTCTTCTTGGTTGGGTACTCATGCACCTCGTCACCATGCTTGTACCGGTGAATCGAGGGAATAGAGAATCGAACATCCCAGAACTTTGCTTCCGCACTAAACTTCATATCGTCCTCATTTCTTAACTAAGATTACTCGTTGCCTAACAATCGCCTGCTGCGCAATAAACGCTCGGCATTCTTCTTCGGTATCAAACACTGACACTCTGACACCAGCAAACAATGGCGTTTCGCCACTTGATACGCTTGCTGCGTCTTTCTTGAGAAACTCCCAAGTCTCTTTGGTCATGCAGTAAGAGCCAAGCTCTTGGAGCATGTGCTTCGTCTGCGCTGCTATCATGGCAATTGATGACGGACCTTTTTGTGGACCAATGCTCATGTCTCGCCTCGTGCTTTCTTGATGACTAAACGCGCCTGCATTAAAACTTCCGGCGTTAGATCAACACAGCTATCGATTGCACTGTAAAGCAAATCCACCGCTTCCAGCAACTCATCGCAACCTGATGCCGCGTGACCCGCTTGGTAGGCGTCAAACATCGCCTTAAAAACGTTTGAGTCTATCCTTTCGTAAGCGTCTAGCCACGCTTCAAACTGCTCTCGCAAACTCATGCCTCGCCTCTTGCTCTTTTTACAGCCAGCAACGCTGCCTGCCACTTGGGAAACATCATTTCATCGTATTCATCTTCTGGCACAAAGTCGCAACGCTCTGCTTCGTGACATTCGATTGACTTGCAAACATCTTCTAATGTACGCAGTAGCTCTGTATTAATTGCCAAACCTTTTTGAAAAGCATTGATAGCTCTAACTGCGGTAGAGTAGACGCCCTGCACAGATCCAAAGTGCTTAATGCTCAATTCTGTCATCTCGTGCTTGGCGATCTCAATCTCTTCGTTGGTCATGTTTCGCCTCGTGCTTTCTTGACAGCCTCTTGTGCAGGCTTCAACAAGTATGTCGGCCAGCCTGCTTGCGTTGCCTTGTCTAGCATCCATTCAAGCTCTTCAAGCAAATCGGGAGCCGCCTTGAACAGCAATGCATTGGCATGTGTTTGCTCAGGATGTTCATTGCTGATCTTTGCAACAGAAAATCCTGTCGTCTCCGTGTAGATGAGGTTACCGCAGATCCCATACGGCCCAGGTGTGTGACTACTCATTTTCTATAACAACTCCGAATGGTGTACCGTCTTGACGCTTGAAAGTAATAAGAGCGTCATGGAAGTCTACAAAACCACGACCCCCAAAAACAATGCCCGAATCCGAAACTCGCATCACCTTGACCGCATTACCGCTTTCATCAATCCACCATCCATCGCAATGAGCCAACGCCTCATCTCGGTTTGCAAACTTCCTGTAATCTTTATGCGGCGGATCAACTTCGCGGATAAGCCAAGATTCGGGATTTGTGTTTTCTCCTTTGTCGTCGTACCACAATGGAGCTATCTTCCAAGCAGGACGATATCCCATGACATCGCAAGACGAGTACGGCTCACACGGCCCGACAATCTTTCCGTCTTGCCGTTCGTACCATGCCCCTTCGCGCATCTGAAGATTTATCCCTATCTTGCGAGCCATGGGTAAATGATCTTCCAGGCTGAACTTCTCGCCAAAAACAACTGAATGCGAATCTATGACATTCCATGCGCCACCAGAAAAAGCCATATCGCCATATTTGATCTTCTCGCCTTCTTTTA